TCACCGTATACAGTCGCTTGAAGTATCTGTCGTCTCCGCCTGTATCGGCGAGTCAAGCGTCACGCGCCCGAGACGTCCGCTGCGAAAGTCCGTGAGCACAATCTGATCTGCCTTTTCATAGTCGATCCTGCCGCCGCGCACCAAACAGCCGCGTCGCCGCCCGATCTCCTCTAACAGTTCCACGCCCGTGGGCAGATTCTCTGCGAGACCATACCTCGCTCGCAGCGTCGCCGGATTATCCGCATGGAGAACCCGGAGGAGCTGCAAGACGACGCCCCCTACGTCGTAAACCGTATCGCTGATCGCCCCGGTGAACGCAAGACGGAGCGCGGCGTGCGCATCTTCGAATTTCGGCCACAAAATGCCCGGCATATCAAGCAGTTCGAGCTGTGCGCCGATACGAATCCACTGCTTTGCCCGCGTCACGCCGGGACGGTTCTCCACCTTTGTCCGCGCGCCGCCGGAAAGACGATTGATGAGAGAGGACTTCCCCACGTTTGGGATGCCGAGAATCATACAGCGCGCGGCACGCGGCTTCGCTCCGTGTTTTGCGAGCTTTTCCGTACGCGGCGCGGCAAGTTTTTGAATCGCCTGCACAAGTTCCTTCGTACCGCTCCCTTTCACCGCATCCACCGGCACGGCGACAATATCCTGCGATGCAAAATACTGTACCCATGCGCGCGTCGCCGTGGGATCGGCAAGGTCGGATTTGTTCAGCACAATAAGACGCGTTTTCCCCGCGACGATCTCACGCAGCACGGGGTTCGCCGAGCTCATTGGAATCCGCGCATCGAGCAGCTCCACCACCACATCCACGAGCTTCAGATTTTCCTTAACAAGCCGCTCCGCCTTCCGCATATGCCCGGGATACCATTGCAGGCGCGGCATATCGATTGTATTGTTGTTATCAGTCATTATGTGTATTCCTTCCGATGCCTGATTTCACTGGATTTTATCAGCATACGTAAATGTATAGAGCGAGAAAATCATAATTCATCATTATCAGTACTATATCATATTTTAAGTGAAAATCCCACAAACGGGAGACAAATGGGAGACGAGAGCGCAAAATGGGAGACAAAAAAATAAACCCCGAAGCCGAAGCCCCGGGGCGATGAACTACCACTCTATGATATTGTATGTGACGGTCGCGCCCTTGTAGCGCGAGCCGTCAAAGTGTGCAAGTGCCTCAAACCTGCCTTGCTCGTACCCAATCGACATGAGCGCCTTGCCGTCAATCACGGATGCGCCCGCCTTGATGCGGTGGTCTTTGCGCAGGTTGATTTTATACACGTCAACTTTCTGCTCCTCCGGTGGGAGGGGTTGCCCGTCCTTATCCTGCGTGATCGGCGTGACCACAGTCCGATCAGACTTCTCCCGTGCTGCCCGTGGCAGTGTCGGATCATCCTCCTTGATCTGACGCTCAACCACCTGCGCAGCACGCTCCACCGTAGGCGCTGTGACATGGTACGTCACCGTCGGCGCACGCTGTCCCGCTTGTACGTCCGCAAGACGCCGCTGCAGTGTCTCAGCGTTGCTCTTGGAGATGTCGAGCTGCGCCCGCAGTGCCTTAACGTCCTGCGTCTGTTCCTGCGTCATGACAGCAGGTTTCTCCGCCGCCGTCTGCTCCGAGGCGAAACTCCGTCCGAGCGCATACGCAGCGCCGAGGAGCACCACACACAGCATCACCAACAACGCCGCCCTGTATCTTATAACGACAGCCTTCGCCCGATATAGCATGAGCACCCACCCCCTACACATACACGCGCTCCACACCGTACGCGACCGCCGCCTCATGCTCGATACGACAACCGCGTGCCTCTGCATACCCCTGCACGAACACAGCAACATCCGCATCCGCGAGCAACATAAGACCCTTTCCAAGATATGCCAGCGCAACATTCTTAAAACCCGCCGTATGGAACTCATTGGGAAGAAAACTCTTGATCTCCTCTACATCCTCCCCATAAAAGCGCTCCGTAATCTGCGCCAAAATTGCATCACGTTCCGCACGAATCTCTTCATCCTTACGCCCACGCATCGGTTGCGAAATAAAAACCCTCTTCATAATTTTACCTCCAATCAATTACTGCGCCGCATAAAACGCTGCCTTGCCGACAATCGTATCCATCATCTCATAGAGGTTCTCCCCCGGACACGCCGTCGACATGAGCTCCCGATGCCCGACGATGTGATCTCTGTCAATCGGCAGTCCGTAGTCCGTACAGAGGTTGGCAAGCAGCATCGCCGTACTCTCGATCTGCGCATCCGTCGGCTCTGCCTCCTCGAAGTTCCCGCATACGTGGATGCCAATGGTGTGACTGTTGTGCCCGTAGGCATGTGCACCGACCGTCCAGTGCGGTCGTCCCTGCTCTACCGTGCCGTCCTTACGGATGACGTAGTGGTAGCCGATGCACGTCCATCCCTGCGCCTTGTGCGAGGCATCAATCTCTGCCGCCGAGAGGTCGTCATCCGTAGGATTGCCCGTGTGGTGGATGACGATCTGATCGGTCACGCGCCGCGTGGTGAGCTGGTTGTGGTCGATGTCCAGATAGGTCTCTACGATAGGGATGCGTTCCATGTTATTTTTCTCCCTTCTCATCGGGCTTATCGCCCGAAGATTTCACGATGCCGCCTTTGCGGCGTGCCATATCAACAAGTGCCCCCGCTTCCTCAATTCCTGAGTGCTGCATATTCTCGAGGATTGAGATAAATTCTGTGAGTGAGAGATATCCGATCACGAGCGTTGATGCGAACGCCGGGGCATGTGTTTTGAGCAAGATGAAGTCCAACGTCACCGCTGCTGCAACGACAGCGAGATAGGTCAGGATTTTCGGCACAAAACGCTTGCGCATCATATCGCTTTTAATGTATCCCTTACGCCCAGCGTTTCTGATGTTCCAAAATGCTTGCCAAACGGAAGGCTGATCGTTCCCCATATCAACGAGACACTTGCGCGAGAGTGACAGCCATTTTGTCACGAGATCCAGACAGACGAGCGCGACAAATGCGGCGAAGATCTGCGCATGATCTTCGTAAGCTATGGTAAGAGCAACAGACAAGCCTACCTTTGCCCCCCATCCCTCCGTAAGACGCTGAATAACCGGCATAAAATCCATACGTTATCTCCTTTCCGTGCACAGAAAAAGCCGCCACGTATTATGACGGCTTTTCTGCGCTCTTTGTTATCCTGCGGTGTGCTCCACAAGGTAGGCGGCTACGTCCTCACGGTAGACCTCGGGGACGACCTTCTGCCCTTCCTTCTTATCCTCCTCGGAGATTGCCCACGTTCCGCGACGTACGAGGTAGGCGTAAACGGGAATCATATAGCTCCACTTCTTCATTTCCCTTCACCTCCTTTCAATGTGGCTTCGAGCGCGGCGATACGTGCTTCCTGCTCCACGAGCCGCGCTTCCTGTGCTGCCGTCGCCTCAAATGCGGCAAGACGCTCCTCGTCAATAGGCGGCTCCTGTGGTGCTTCTTCGACAACAGGGGCTGGGGGCGCTGATACAGGCTTACCCGTCACGGCATCACGGATGTACCCCGTTCCGTGCTCCCCGCCGCCGCGATTGCCGACGTAGTGATGGTAATCCTCTTCTGTAATCGGGACGTAGCCGCCATCAAGATAGGATTGCCGCTCTTCGTCCGTTTGATAGTGGACGCCTTTGCATACGGTCGCAGTGCGGCGTCCTGCGTCGTCAAATTTTGCTAGATATTCCATAACTGGGTCCCCCTCCTTGTTAGTGACCTATCGCGATAAACTGAACCGGGTTTCCGTTCTGTGGGGTGCCAAGCTCGTCAGGCCACCACGCTGCAACAAACTGGGCATTTGAGGCAGTTTTAAGCGTGACCCCATATTCGTAGCTTACGCTACCCCCCGTTATCATGAATGCTTTATTAGGAAACTCAATGGGGAACGCATAGGACCTAGCGGCACTTGACAAGCCGTCAATCGTACCCCACTGTATGATGAGCCCATTTGCGAACTTGACCCAGCCATTCTGGGCGATCGAGCTTGCCACGATGCCACCCGTATTCTGTGCAGTGATTTTTCCGAGGATGTCAGCGAGCGACTTTCCACCAAGCTTGCTGGCATTATCGGCTGTTCCATTGAGGTTCCCTTCTACTCCTCCTTTTGTAATCACCTTCCCGTTCGTGAGGTAATTTCCCGTACGTGTGTCGATCCCGCAAGATACCTGCTTGTTACACATGTCGTAAAATCCAATGCCGAACCAACTTGCAATAATGAGATTTGCATCCTGTGCAGCGATCGGATCACCTACATCTTTCTGCCCGGGCCAAATCCCAGCGCTTGTAACCCCTCCCGTGAAATTTAGAGCTTTGCCCAGATTGAGGTTCCCGCTCATCGTGTCGCCGCTCTTGCTTACCTTCTCGGCGATCTTATTGAGGATTGTCGTCGCAAAGTTTGGATCGTTCCCGATTGCCTTTGCAAGCTCCTGCAAGGTGTCAAGCGCTGCGGGACTGGAGTTCACGAGAGCTGCGATTGCTTGTGCCACGAAGGCAGTGTTTGCAATCTGTGCGGTGTTCGTTCCACGTGCGGCGGTCGGTGCGGTCGGCGTGCCCGTGAGAGCAGGGGATTCGTACGCATCCGCATGCAGGTGCTTCTTGTGTACAGACTTCTCTGGATGATCGAGCTCGGCGGCGGTACGGTGATCATTTACCATTTTCGCCGTTGCCAGCCCCGTTGGCGTAATCACCGCCGTAACATTTGCAGTGTTGCTCGTTACGATGTCAAATTGATATGTCAGTGTAACGGGCGAGGCGACACGCTTATTCGGCATGGTATCCGGTACAGAGTCGATACACACAAGATACAGGATTTCGCCTATGTCTGGATCTGTTGCATAGATCCCCATCTCAGATACTAAAAAACTGTTTTCGACATTGGTCGATGATGCAATTCCGACCGTTTTACAAACAGTGCTGTCCTCCTCGCTGACTGTACAAGAGCTGATACCAAATACAAGCTGCGGGTTTTTGAGATCAGTCATACGATCAACCTCACCTGGCGTTACGCTGCCATTCCCAATTTTCATTTTTGTGAGAGCTAGCTTACACTTGCCCGCCTCGACTTTTGCGCGCAGCTCTGCCCCTTTGCGCGTGAATTGTTGTTCCGACCAATTACTCATGCAGTATGACCTCCTTATAAACTGACACCCCTGCACCGTGATACGTTCCACTACGGATGACCGAATCTTTTATGCGTGGCGGCGTGATGTTGTACACCTTGTTTGTTGAGATTGCTGCCCCATGGTACAAACCGATTTTCGCGGGGCGCGAAAATCCAATGCTCTCGAGCCAACTTCTCTCATTTTTGACAGCGTCGACAATGCGGATTACACGGTCAATATCCGCTGTGCGAACAATCGCCGGTCGCACGAAATGAATACGGAAATAATACGGTCGCCCTCCGTACTCAAACCACTCGCTGACCTCACCGCTCGCATAAACCATCCGCAGCGCTATCATGACCGCTTTTTTTGTTCCCTTGATACGATGCATCGCAATCGACTGTTTGACCGCACGCCGTTTTTCGTCAAGGTTCAATTCTACATCGTAAAAATCAACGCGCCACTGCCATGCAAGCATATCAATGATATTTTCCGGCAATTCGTCGATATGTGCGATGATCGCATCAAGGCGAAGTGTATTCGCAATCCCTTTCAACTGCGGGGCGATAGCCCTTGCAGCGGCCCTCACAGGTTCATGTTCCAACAGGTTCGATGGCATGATGTCGGAGAGACTTGTGTTTCGCACGTTTTTATCCACGCTCAAGTCCTCCATACGTTATTTTCTTTGTTCCGACGACTGCGATTGCCGTCTCAGTGACCGCCGCAAATTCAGGTGCCGTTATGACAGCTCTCTTCGCTCCTGCCGCACGAATGCAATACTGCAGTTCGGTGGGGTTGATATCCCGCCCAATCTTAGAGCGCTGCCAAACAACATAGTCCTCAATGGACTTCTCCACCTCGGACTTGATTGCGGCCTCACGCGCTGCGTCTGCCTCGTCAATGTAGTATGTGAGCTCAAGGTTATAGCTGATCGTTGTCGGTGCTGACACAGTGACCTTGTCCGTCAGCGGCCGTACATCATCGGTGTCAACAGCCTCTCGTACTTCGCGCAGCACCTCGTCCCCCGGCAGGGTTCCTTTCTGTAGGATTGGGTAAATATTGACCTCTCCCGGCTTCGGCGATGTTACAGCAACGTCAACAATGAGCGCCGATGCAGACTTTGTAAAATACGCATACGCCGCAGCTGGTCCCGCAACACTAAAATGTTCTGGTGCTTCCTGTATGCGCGTACGGAACGCCTCATCATCTTCCACATCTGCACCGCCCTCCGAGGTCGTTGTGTTGACGATAGTCTGCACATATGGCACAGGATCGACAATCGTTTTGATTTCCCCCGGGGCATAGCCATTGCCGCCCTCCCCTACATTGGCACACGTCCCGCTCACCGTCGCCGCAGTCTCCCCTGCAAGGATAACGATGTCTTTGTCCAGTGCAAAAAACACGCTCTCCGATGCGCTGATGCGCGTCCCCTTCGGGACAGTGACCGCATTCGGACGTGCCGCCGAGAGTGTGATCTTAAATTGTGCTGTAGCCGCCACGGCAGGAATCCGCCATGCCCCGACCAAGATACCGATATGATCGAGATATTCACCACGCGAATACAGAAGAAGGTTCATCTTCCCTGTATAATCGATGAGCGTCCTCTGATGCGCAATCACGCTTGCGATGCTCTCCAAAAAGAGCCGAACCGGATCGCCATGTGCGAGCGAGCGTTCCGCCGCGCGCTCATATTCGGCGATGACTTCCGCTTTGACCGTTTCGGTATCCGTCTCGACAAAGTCAATATCGCGAATACTCATACATGAATCACCACCTTTACACGAGGAACAATAACGCCCTCTACTCCATCTCCCGTAAAGTCTACAGAAACAACCTCGGCGCGCGGCTCATATCGTTCGACGTTCTCGATAATCTCCGTCGTGAGGATCGCATGGATACGGTTCACAGGTTGGTCAACAATCGACGTATCCATCCCAAAATTGCGGTCAAGTGGTACGGATCCGCGCCGCGTTGTGAGGATTGTCCGCACATTCTGTATGACCTCCTCTGTCTCGCTCCTCGGAGCAAAAGTGATGCCGGGCGAACCTGTTGCAATGATCTCGGCGATCGTCATAACTTACCTCCCAGATGTTTTTTTATAAGTTCAGCGGACTTATCCTCAATGACTTTCTCTATGTTGCCGTACTGCCTGATAACATTCGTCGCCTTTTCAATGAGCTTTCCTGCATCATCGTAGTACTTCACAGCTTTCTTGACCGCATCCATGAAGCGGTTTTTCTTTCCCGCCTTTTTCTGCTCCTGCGTCTGTTCCTCAAGTTGCTTGGTCACAACATACTCTTTCAGTGTCAGATCAACCTCTGTGGCAAGAATATTCCCGTGATTGTCGTAATACTTGATAGCTTCGCCGACAGATTCGACAAGCCACTTGTTCCTGCCCATCTTCTGCCCACCGACGGTAAAGGTCAGTACTTTCCCGCTCTCACAGTATTCAATCAGCTGTTCAACTTCCTCGCGCGGATTTACCCCTCTTTGCGCGTGGAGTTTGATCTTTAGGCTCAGCGTCTGGAGATCGGGACCGAGATATTCTGTGAACGGCTTCTGCCCGATAATCTCATGTCCAGCCGTCCGATTCTTTGCACTACGTGTGAGGTCGTCAAATGTGTGTACGTCATTCCACGCCGACACGCGAAAAGATATGTCGCCCAACGTACCGAGTCCGCCCGATTTTGCAATTGCAGTTCGGAGGGCAGATTGCAGCGAATCCCATATGCTCATCACTATCCTCCTACAAACACATTCCCGCTTCCCGTCGTATGACTTCCTGACTGCCCGCATGACTGACAAGTGGTTGCATCGCCAATACGTATCACAGGCTGACCATTGCAAAACACAGACGCGCTACCGACAACGCTCTCAAAGATACCTCCATGCAGGCAGTTCGTCGGGCCCGTGTCATGCAGACGATGCAGCCCCTTTCCGTTGACGAATACATTGCTGCTCGTCACGCTCGCTGTACCAGTTCGGCCATGCGGACAGCACGGCAATCCCTTGTTGCATACGCCTGTTGTCTCATCTCCGTCTCTTACTGCTGATGGCATTGCATTACCCCCTAGTTCAACGAGATTGTCCGCCCGTTGACGACAATATCCCCCGTACACCGGATGGTCAGGCCGCCCGTCGCACGGTCGAACTCCACAAAAGAACCGTCGCCGAAATCAATGCGACGTTTCTGCGCGTCGGCAATTGTCGGAGGATCACTCTCAGAATAGTACGAGCCGAGACAGATGCCCGCATTATGTCCGTTTGGCAGCATGAGACAGCAAACCTGCTCGCCCACATCCGGCAGCCAATAGTCGCGGTTCCCACTGCTCCCACGCACGAGCACGGGGAGCATGTCGGAAACAAGATTATCCTTGTCTTCGAATACGACCTTGACCGCCATCTCCGCCGGATGTATGGAAGATACGCGACCCATACGGATGAGGTTTTTGATATGCGGATCAGTAGCCATTCAGACACCTCCTTAGATCCACGCTCAGCCCGTAACCTCCGCCGATGCTGTGGCTTCCCTTCGTGATGATGTATTTACCGTCGACGGCGTGAAACCCCTTGAGTGTGACGGTATTGCCCGCCAAGAGATCGAACGAACCCATGAGCGTCAGTCCGATGGTTGTCTCCTCACAGTTCTTCTCGCGCAGTTTCTTTTTTGCCAGCTTTTCGGCGGCGGCGATGCTCTCCACCTGCTCATTGACCTGCAGCACCTTCCCCGTCTTTGACGCATCGGGGGTAAATGTATATTCAATGTTGATGCCCTTCTTCGGGTTCGCATACTTGACGCGGCACGCTTTATAGATATCCCGCGTCTTGGAGCGGATTTGATAGCTTTTGATATTCGAGCCCTCGCGTTGTATGGTTGCAATAGGCTCCTGCTGTTCATACTCCGCCTCATCGAACACGACAATCTTGCCATCCGTGATTTTCAGTGCAAGCCCTGCATCCTTGCAAAGCCGCAGGAGAAACGCAAGATCGGATTCCTCTGTCTGCTCCGCGCGGTCAAGTTCTGGGTCATCGTCAACACCATAGTACGGCTCCATTCCCGCCCCTGCAGCAACGTCGCGCAGGATGACCGAGAGTTTCGTCTTTTCCCAGCTCCGGTTGCGCTCAACGCCGCGCAGTGTGTTATTGTCCGGCACGGATACCGCCTTGATTTTGACCTCATGCGGCACCCCTGTCATCTCGATCTCGTCAATCTCAAAGATGCCAAGGTCAAGCTTTTTCTCGCCCTCATCATCCGCCGCCCAATTCTGCGAAATGAGGCTGATGGTGAGCGTCGCCCCTTTCTCCGGCAGCCAGTCGCCCTCCCAGAGCTCTGTCATGTCCTCGAGTGTGAGGCTTACATCGTCTGCGCAGCCACTCATAACGTCGTTGTAGGTGACGGCTTTCAGATATTTGGCGAGGTCTTCCGATATATCCTTTGCGTTGTAGAGTACCTTCACCTTGATGTTGCGCGCAATCATACAGCTATCTCCTCCACGGCGGCAGGCTACTCGGTATTGGTGTCGTGACCTCGGGAATAAGGAGAGTGACCCCTGCCGAGAATATGACGGTATTCAGATGGTCAGGATTCGCGTGCATGAGTAGCGCTGTATAACGCTCACTGCCAAGCTGATCTCTTGCGATCATGTCCCACTCATCGCCGGATACGGTCGTGTATGTCTTAGGCAAAGCTCACGCGCCCCCTCTCGTGCTGAATTCGTGCCAGCGCCTGCTTTACGGCGTCGTCGATTCCCTGCTGGATCTGTGCAATGACACTGCTGTCTGCGTTGCCGTTGATCGTGATCGGCGCGGAGATCGACAGGCTGACGCCTCCGCCACACTGCGGCAAAAGCCCCATCATTTCGCCCGTCTGCCGCCAGAGCGAAGCAGCGCGCGCAGAACCGTCGATCGGAATTGCCGCCTCGGGTGAATCCTCTGCAAAGGTTGTCAAAAATGCGCCATGTCCGTAGATGCCTCCGCGCGCATTTGCGGAGATATCAACACCGGATGCCGCTGCGGCGTTGCTGTCTCCGCCGCTGATAAAATTAACAACCGCATCGATTGGGTGCGACAGCACCTCTTTCAGCCCTTCCCATTTCTCTTTGACCCACTCGACCCCCACACCGATTTTCTCCTCCAAAAAATCAACGAACTGTATAACAGCTGCAGCAGGGTCATCCCAGAGGAGCGTGAACCAAGCCTTAACCGCTTCCCAGTTCGCTATGATGAGCGACACAGTATAGATCAGCGCGGTAATTGGTCCCCCTATAAAAGAGAGGATTGCGCCCGCAGGGCTCTCCCACATTCCAACGAAAAACGTTTTGACCTCTTCCCAGTGCATATAAAGTTCATACCCGATGGCAATCAGAGCGGCAACCCCCATGATGACAAGCCCGACGGGGTTAAGACTCATAGCAAGATTCAACGCTGTTTGCGCGAGTGTCATGGCGCGTGTCGACAAACTTGCAGCTTGAAGGGCCATGGAAAGCACCGAGATCCCTGCACCGACCTTGTATGCAACAAGCAGGAACGTGACTATTTTTGCCATCTCCGCCATCCCTGCAATGATTCCGGGATTCTCCTGCCCCCACGAAATAAGTCCATGCACAAGTTTGCTGATCGCCTCGGTGCCATCTTTGATGTACGGAAGCAGGACACTTCCGAGATTGATGGCAAGCTCTCCTGCCGCATTCTTCATAAGCTGCAGGGAGTTCTCTGTTGTCTCACACCGCGCCTGAAACTCCGCATTCATAGATCCGCCGTACTGTGCTGCATCAGCCACCTTGTTAAAATTCTCCTCCAGCCCCTCAAGATTGCTGAGAAGCGGAGCGATTGCACCGATGGATTCTTTACCAAACAAGTCTTTGAGCACGGTTGCCTGTTGATCTTTATCCAGCGCCCGAATAGCTTTCATTACGTCGATGATTGCATCTTTTGCGTCCACCTGCATCCGTTTTGCCATCTCCGTCGCATCCATACCTAGCGATGCGAATGCGTCAGCCTGTGTTTTTGTTGCGCCTTCTCCAGCAGTCATGCCGAGCACAAGATTCTTGATACCCGTCGCCGCAATCTCCGAGGAGACACCGGAGCCGACAATCGACGCGCCGAGCGCCGCAATCTCACCGGACGCAACACCGCCGACCTCGCCGAGCGGCCCGATGCGTGTAATAACTTCGGAGATAAGCGGCGCGGATGCGGCAGTCGTATTGCCAAGGTAATTGACCTTATCGGCGAGTGTAACCACCTCATCTTGATTCATCTTAAACGCCGTGCGCCATTTTGCCATCATGTCGCCCGCTTGTTCGGCGGTGATATCAAACGCAACGCCCATTTTTGCAGCGGATTCCGCAAATCCAAGCAGGTCTTCTTTCGCGATGCCCGCCTGTCCGCCCGAGGCGACAATCTTTGCAATATCCTCGGCGGTCATTGGCAGTGTGCGTGTCAGCTTTAGAATATCCTGCTGCATGTCCTTGAACTGTTGCGGCGTATCAAAGTCAACGACCTTGCGCACGTCCGCCATTGCAGACTCAAAATCAACGGCCGCACCGACAGCAGACTGAATCCCGCCCGCGATTGCCCCAAAGGAAACAGCCTTTGCCGCTACGCCCATCGCCTTAGAGAGCATACCGCCGCTTTTTCCGTCTGCCTGCTCCCCAATGTCCGCCCCCGCGGCCTTTGCGCGCAGATCAGCATTCTTGAGCAGCGCACTGTTGTACTCCATGAGGTTCTTTTTCATTGCCGCCATATTTGTTGCATAGGCTTTTTCGCTCGTAAATCCACTCTCAAAAGACTGATTCAGCAACTTCTGTGCGCGCTCGGTCTCTTTGACCGCCGCTTCCAGTTTCTTCGCCTCAGCTTTCAGCTGTGCAAGTGATTGCGATGCTTTTTGTGTAGAGCCTGTGAACGTCGAGCCGAGCTTTCCACTGATCGAAAATGCAAGCTCCATCAGCTTTCCCATAGACCCGCCTCCTTTCGTATGCTATAATATGTATATACAGATCGATGTGCGGAGGTGCTATTATGTTTGATGCATTGAACTCCTTCTTTCGTTGGATTCTTATGACACTGTTCTTGATCTTCTGTCTTGTGTTTGTTCTCGTCACAGGAGTATCTGATGTTCTCAAGACGGTTTTGTCAGAGCCGCTGCTCCTTGCATTCGTTCTCCTCGGTTCGGTCGGTGTTGTGCTCGCGGTCCGTCAGTACAGCAAGTACCAGAAAGCCTATTTTGAGAGGCATCCGGAACGTAAAATATAAATGATTCCATGATAAAAGCACTTGCTGTGAGCAAGTGCTTTTATCATTTCTCCATGCGGCGCCGGATCTCTTCACCCCAGTCGATGAGCTCTGCAAGTGTCAGTGACAACCAAAATTCAACAGGTGTGTATGTGACCTGTGACAGATAGAGGACCGCACCGCGAATCAGCGTGCTTGGACTGTGACCCCCATCAAGGTCAATCAGTCCCTGCCGAGCAAAAAATTCTGCACCTCAATCGTGACCTTCACGAAATCCGGTGCGCAGAGCTGATGGATGACCTCGATCGGCACGTTGGCGGCAAATGCCGCCACCTGCGCCTGATAGCCCATCGACAACGCCGGAACAACATTATCCGGATTGCCGCGCTGTGCGGCGTTTGCCTTCATGAGGTCGATGCCGTTCAGCCCATCGAGGTCAATGTCCAGCTCCTTATATTCCTGCTCTTTGTAGGTGACAGGCTTTGCCAGTGTGATTTTCATACGATCTCCCCTCTTACAGTCCAAGCGCTGCGCGAATCTCCGCCATGAAGTCCGTCCCGTTGATACGGAACACGCGCGCGAACTTGTCAATCTCAACGCGCGTTTTCCCGTCGACAGACACCTTGAGATAGACGCATTCCATCGTGTTGCTCGACCCCGTCGTTGCTCCCGTCTCGAACTTGCCGAGTTCTCCGGACTTCGGCAGGACGCGCACCTTGACAACGACAGGCACCTGACGGATACGCCCTGTGGCACTGTCATAATGCGCCTGTGCGCCGCGACACTCGAGGTCATGTGCACGCGGCGCCATGAGCTCCGTGAGATCTTCGTTGACCGTGCGCCAATTGAGTTTGACCTCCATGGAGCTCGTCATGCCCATAGTCGGCATATCAACTTCGCCCGCGATGCCCGGGCCCTTGATGGTATCCGTCAAGTACTCAATGCTCGGCAACTCAATGTCCGCCGTTCCGAGCAGCAGTTTGCCGTCCTTAAAGACAGCATAGTCGGTCAGTTTGTCCCGTACTACGTTATAAGCCATTTACGCTCCCTCCTCAGTCTCCGAACAGCGTCTTGATGTACGACGGATCATATTCCTGCACGAACTCAATATCACGTGCAGGCGACGGCGGTGAAAAATAGACATGGAAGCGCAGGATACCGTCCATGAGGTCCGTTGTTGTATTCTCATCCTCGCGGAACTCTACGCGCCCGCCGAGGATGTAGCCGCGTGCTGTGAGCCCGTTCAGCCAGATGTTCGCACTGTCGACGGTAGTCGAGATGAGACGCTTGTTCATCGGGTCGTCGATCTTGTTCCAGAATGTCGTGATCAGCGTGTTGTTGATCCAACAGAACATACGGCGAATCGGGATAAAACTGTCTTTGACATCGGTGTTGCCGGGATAGCAGCTCATACGATTGCCCCATGCGTGCCAACCGCCTTCGTTGATTGCGGTGACAATGCCCTGCCCGTTGAGGTAGGCGCCGGTCTCTACGTCAAGCAAAACCTCTGCCCCGCCATCAACTACCGTCGCATCACACTTGATGTTCTCGTTCGACGGCGACTTGTACGGCACATCGTCGTTCTTCGCATCCGTTGCACAGATCACGCCTGCAAGCTGCGTCGACATGTGGTACTGCGTCTTGGAGAGTGCTACCTTCGGCCAGCACGCAACGAGCTGCGGATCCACAAAGTTGTTCTTCCGCTTCCATGCGCTCACGTCCGTGTACTTCTTGGCCTCCTTGATGGAAATATCCGCAAGAGCAATCGCCTCAAAGCGTGCATTGATGCGCGTAGACTTTGCGATCATGGCCGCCGCGACCTTGCTGCTGTCCGACCAGCCCGGCGCAAGGGTGAGCCCCGGAATCAGTCCGAATTTCGGATAGACCTGCGCCACGAGCTCAAGCCCGGAATATGCACCCGTCTGCGTATCGACACCGCCAACAATGTCGTCCGCTGTGACTTTCTCCGGCGCAAGTTCGTCATAGTCGAGATAGAGCGTCGCCGCGTCATGCACCTCGCCGCCCGAGAGTGCCGTAATCACAAGTGCACCGTCCGCTCCGTATGTCGCCGTATAGTCAACGCCCGCCGTAAGCGGCTGCCCCGCAGATGCTTTCTTGACCTTCAGTGTCGAGAGAATCACGGCTTTTGCGAGTTTCCCGACGTGCTCCGTGAGCGTGACGGTCTGATCGGTGACAGCGTTCTTATGCTTCGCAGGGTCAAGGACATTCACGAAGACCACCGGTGCGACATTGTAGAGTGCAAACTGCGACTTCATGAACTCGCAGAGCGTATACTTCTGCCAATCGTCGGAATAGCCGAGGGCTGACACCGCCTCGTCATACTTATAGCAGAGAAGCGGCGTATTTGGCTTTGCCGCATCTGCCGCCAGATGCACCGGCGCCGTTCCGAACACGACAGGAAGCCCCGCGCCGATCTGGGTCATCGGGACGAGGGATGTCGGCACCTCCTGCCCGTAGATACCGTGTTTATAGCCTGTTGCCATTACCCTTCACCTCCCATAATCTGCTGTGCAGCCATATAGCACGCCGTCCCCGGCGTGTTTACGTCCGCCCGCGCCTTCACGCTGTCCCCGACAGGGACAACCAGCTGCATAATGAGCGGATATTTCTCCTTGAGCGGCGCAAACACCGCATCCGTATCACCGAGATAGACCCGATTCTGCACAAGCCCGAGGCTCGTCACACTCGGTCCCACATACATGACCTGCGTAGCACTCGCCCCTGCCGGCTCTTGTGCTTCCGAAACCTTGACTTCAGTCTCATCGTTTTTCTTTGCCATCGTTACACCTCAATTTGTTGTGTCAAATACTGGTTGATGCTCGCCCCGGGGCGGCCGAGCGTATAGGACAGTTCCATATACGCCCACCACTCCGGCCATGGTTGTTCCTCTGGTATCAGCGTCTTTACGGGGAGTTGAAGCATATACATGCCGTCGATGACTGTCTGTTGCTCCACTGACTGCCGTACGATCTCCGCCATGTGGTAAAGATCGAGGTGCCCCTTCTCCATATCTGCGCTGTACGTCATCATGAGGAGTTGGAGCTTCACCACAGAGCCTTCATCCGTGTCCGTGATTTCCACAGGTCGAATGACGATGTACGGATCTTGCTTTTTCTTCTCCTCATTACTTGTGACCTTTGGCAAAAAACCGTCACGGACGATAAGACGGTTCGTCGCGATCTTCTCATCAATCGGGCAGTACTTAATATCGTCGAAATGCTGTTGCAGGAAGTCCGCCAACGCTCGAGCACATCCGATCGGTGTCATTCCATCACCTCCAATCTACGCATGACCTCGTGTTCAAAGCGCGTCTGAAAGACCTCCTGCATACGCTCTTGCACACCTTTACTGACGTTTGTCTCCCCCGCCATCTGCGGAACAGACGGACCAAACTCACGCTGAATCGGTAGACGGGATTCGGATGCTCTATGATAGAGCCCCGCCTTGCCCACAGCCATGAAAAAAGAGCGAGGCAAAATACCGCCACCGCCCTTCTTTACTTGTGCATATGCGCCTCTGCGCGAAATCCGCACACGAAAGTTCGTGAGGTCAATCGGAGATCCACTGATTGTAACAGCGGCCTTGAGGCTGCTTTTTGCAGCGCGCTTGATGCACACCTGTCCTTTGATGTCGGATGCCCGAATTGTATAGTGCTCTCGAACCCCTTTTGACACGGCGGTTCGTCCTGCGATCACTGCGCGATTGAGTGCCGCCGCCGTCGCTTGTTCTACAGCATTCGGTACTTTCCCCAACGCTTTCACCGCTTTATCGATAACTCGCACGTCAACCTCTACGCTCATATCGCCCCCGCCTCCAGTGTCAATGTGAGGATGCCCATATCGTCCGTTACATCATCGATACGGTACATCTCGCCGTTGACCTCAATGACGTTGCCATGCACAACCGGCGGAATATCGGCTTTACGAATATGCAGAACCAATGTGCGCGCATCGATTCCCTCGAATGATGCGCTGCGCCCGGTACGCTGAACATATTCTTTCGTTGTCAGCCCCTCAAGGACGGCCTGCACCGCCATTCCATTGACTGTGTGCATCTCGGCGAACTCGTCCGAATTCAGAAACACGCCGAGGTCATCCGCAGCCTGCTCCCGAAAGGATTTCATGCCTTTTTGCCGCGCATCTTTTTCGCGGCGGCCGCAGGGTCCACAGAAGGAAGTTCGGCAGGTGCGAGATCTGTGTCCTCTGCTCCCGTATCCTCTCCGTCATTCTGCTCTGCCCCCGTATCCTCCCCGCTCTGCTCCTCCACAGGCATGGTCATGTCAGGAAGAGAGACGACGCCCTCCATAAGGAGTTTTTTTGCGGTACCTTCAGGAAGATCAAGCTCCACGCCCACAGCATGCAGGATGCTCCCGACAGTCACATAGCCGTTCGTTACAACAACCTTCATCGTCCGTCACCTCATTTCGCCTTGATGTATGCCCAGTCGTCGACAAACTCAGGAGCGAGCAGGAAACGGCTGTAGAGTGTGAGGCTCATCGTGTTCGCCGACTTCGATGCGGCATACTGCGGCACATAGAGACCGGAATAGGTCTCAAAGCCTGTTTCCGTGTCATTGATGAGCGTGACGGCCCCGTGCAGCTGACGCCCGCGCCCCGGTACGCCGATGATAACATCATTCTCACCAAGGAACGGGACGGTCTTGCCCGCATCGTTCGTGTATGTCTCCATGTAGCTGTAAACCTCGAGGTTCAGCGACTGGATGAGGCCGATGCGTGCAACCTGCGGACTCTCGATACGCGGCTGGATACTCGCCATAGAGAGATTCGCATTCGATGGAACAGCAAGCCACTTCATGATCTCATTGTTGCCAAGCATGTAGTCCGCGATGTTCTTGCCAACGATTGCAACGGTCGGAACAACCCCCGCATTCTCCTGAATGAGCGCCGATGCGTTCCGCAGGTCGCTGTAGATGCTCGCATTCGGCTGATCCCATGTGGTCGACGGCGTGATCTTCTGGCTCCAGTCAAAGGCAATCTTCGCAGTCTTCACCGTCGTGCCGTCGTCTGCATATCCGTTGATCGTGTATGCACCTGTCGTCAGAATCTCCGCCGCCATCTGATTCTTGCGGTTCATGATCATCGCCTGCATGTCGGCAAGGTCGTTCGCCTGAATCTCCGTGGCACGCTGGGCGGGCGTCTTTGTCGAGTAAACTGTCTCGCCAAAACCGCGTTGCTCAATATCCTCCGGACGTACCGTGCGGCGCGGCGCAACCATCGGCGGCTCGTAGATGTCCACTGTCGATCCCGTGCGCGCGACATTGATGCCGTGACCGCCCTCCACCACAAACGGCGCGAGACGGCGTCCGCCCTTGCGGTACTCGACGGCAATCTTCGTCGTGACCGCCGCCGTCGGAATCTGCGGGAAGAACGTATCGACCAGCAGTGTTGCCGGCGGCTTGATGCGCTCCATCGCCTGCATGAGCGAAATCGTGTCTTTCAGTCCAATAGCCATACTGTAACCTCCTTACTTCATGGACGTGAGGAAAATCCCCGCGTCGCGCAGTTCCTCTTCATGTGCTGTCACCGTGTCCCCCGATGCCGCAATCAGCTTCTCACGGTTGAAATAGCCCGTGATGTACGCCGTTCCTGCGGTATCCGCGCTCGTCGCGTTGATGTCCTCCGCCGCGACTGCGACCGCCTTGCCGCCCTTTGCGGCGACGGCGTACTTGCCGCCCGTCACGCCGAGCAGTGTTCCGCGCTTGACGTTCTGCCCCGATGCGAGCGTTACGTTGCGCGTGAGGACTTCGACCTCTGCACCGCCGAAAAGCCCGTCATAGGCGACACCCGCCATCGTCTCTTTGATTGCCATATCCTTTACCCCCTGTTCTTGTTCGCGATCGCAACAACTTCATCGATGTCGGCCTGTGTCTGCTCTTCCTTGTCTTTCGGCTGCGGCGACGGTGTGACGGCAGATGCGCCCGAGTTCAGATGGTCTTCGATCAGCTTGCGAATCTCATCTGCGACATTGCGCGTCTCTACCGCGCCCTTGACCGCTTCAACATATGGCTGGACCTGCTCCACCGTGCTGCCGTTCTCCTTCGCCAGATTGACAATCTTCGTCACCGCCGCATTTGTACGGTCATCGAGCGCGTCCAGCGCAAGAAGGCGCGCACGCTCAGCCTGCACGACATCATCCGCCGATACCGTCGGCGCGGGTTCTCTATCGCCCTGTTCCTTTGCCGTACCGCCGAGCAGGTCTTTGATCTTGTTCAGCAGATCATTTCCTCCTGTGTTTGCTCCCATAGGTATCACGCTGTCCTTTCTGTTCAAAAGTTCTCTCACCTTATCCGCGTGCCTGAATTTCCCCAGGTCGCAGGATACGGAATTGACGATCAACAGACCGTCTTTGACGCAGTTCGTCACTGTGCTCTGTTCGTCGATCTGGTCAACGAATCCATAGGCAAGTGCCTCCTGCGCCGTCATCCACGTCTCATCATCCATCATGGCGGTGAGCTCCTCTGCTGTCAGATGTTCGCCCGTGCGCTTTTGATAGACGTTTACGATTGTCTCGCGAACGGTGTCCAGCACATCCGCTGCCGTGCGCATCTCTGCCGCATCCCCCACCGTAACGGTTGCGGGGTTGTGGATCATATAGAGCGCGTTCGTCGGCATGATGACGGTATCTCCCGCACAGGCGACAATCGTCGCTGCACTCGCGGCAAGCCCGTCAATCCGCACCGTGACACGCCCACCATACGTACGCAGCTGATTATAGATGCTCTGCGCCGCGAATACGTCGCCGCCGGGACTGTTGATACGCACCGTGAGCGACTTCCCTCCGAGAGCATGAAGCTCCTCTGCGAAAAGACGCGGTGTCACATCATCACTGCTCCACGATCTATCCGAGATCGCACCATAGAGCAAAAGCTCCGCATCCGCGCCTGCATCGTTCTTGATCTCCCAAAATCTTCCCATCGTATCACCTCCTTTCATGGGAAATGTGCATCAAAAAACCCGCTCATTATTGAGCGGGTTTATTTTCCTCTTCCTCCAACAGTCCAAGTTTCTTCTGCAGCGATCTCTCATAGGCGATCTGTTCCAGATTCTCCTCATAGTCTGAGCCTGTCATCTCTGCCGCCTCGCGTTCGAGCGTGCTAAGTCCGTACTCTGTGCGCAGGCGTGAGCCGTTCACGTCCTTCACAGGGTCAAGGATGCTCATTGTGGGGCCGAACCATTCTGCATTGCACCATGCGGCACGCGTGAGCGGATCGTCGAAAAAGCCCGGTGCGTCAATGCGCCCAAGTGCGACCGCCTCCGCAAGCCATACCTCATAGACGGGCTGACAGAAATCGCGCGCGAACCACACGCGCCGCATCCGGTATTCGTCCCACGCCTGCAAGAGTGCTGCACGGCTCGCACTGTATGAGCTCGTGAAACTCTTCATGAGGACTTCGTAGGGCTGCCCCAGCGCCGCGCCGATTTGCTTGACAAGCTCCTGCGTGAATACGCCGAAGGTGCTCTGTCCGTCGCCTGAGTTGACTGATTTCACGTCCACACCGGACGGCAGAGCATTGAGCGTACCCGGTCCCAGTGCGTAATCATTGACATTCACAACAGGCTCGTTCGGATCTCCGTCATAGGCACTCCCGAGCATGCTGTTCAGTGTCCCTGATACGTTCGATGTCTGCGTGAAAAACAGTGCAAAAAATGATTTCACAATCGCGTTTGCAAGTTCCGCTGTCGTGAACCTGCTCATCTGTTTCAGGGTTTCGAGCACAGGTGCAAGGTACGGGACGCCGCGATATTGATCTGCGCGCACGTCATGGCAAATTTGCAGGATGTTCGGCAGTCCTGTTCCATCACCGAACGCCTTGATTCGTATCCATTCCGGTGCCCCCTGCGTGTCAATGTGGTCATACGGCACTTTGTTGCATACCCAGTATCCGGCAATGGCACCGTCTGCATCAATCTCCACTCCGGATATGATGCGATGCCCCGCCATCGGCGCACGCATCTCAACGCTTGTATAATTTGCAAGTCCAGTATCAAGCGGGTTGCTCACGCGGTTTGCTTCGATCAGTTGGAGACGCAGGCTGTACGGCGCAGTTTTTGCCGGTGGCTTTCGCCGAAAGAGCGCAAATGCATCGCCGTCGATCAGATAGGACAGATAGGCGATGTACTGCAGATCGTAGAAGTTGTTGCGGCGGTAAATGTCGCAGTCCTTCGAACTTGCCCACATCTGGAACTCCGCCATCACATCGCGAATCCACCGCCGCGCATCATCCGGACGCATGCCGAGTTGCTTAAAGCGCGGGCGCGGGAAGAGTGTGAGGCCTGTCCCAACGGCGTGCGTTGCACTGGACTGTATCGCCGCCGCGCCAATCGGCGTATTGATTGCTGTATCCGCTGCACGGTTGCGCAGCGGATTGAGATTCTGATCGATGTCGGACTTGCTTGACAGCTTCCAAGGGTTCCATGTTTTGAGGATGTTGTTCGTCTGCGATGCGCCGCCTTCGCTGTACCCGCTGTTCTGGATATTCGGACGCTGCGCCCCACTGATGCGGCGCTTTTTCCTTGCCATCTGTTCACCTCCCGTCTACAAACACAACACGCTTACTCATGCCGCGCATATCCGGCGCACTGCCGTCGAGCGTCGCTCCTCCTGCAATGAGGCTGTCAATCGCCGCACGAATCGTCGAGAGATTCGCCCTTGTCAGCGTACGGTTTCCGATGGTGTACGACTGCCCCGATAGGACGGCACGTTCTGCCTCGAGGTATTGCACAAGGCGCTCGTTCTGTATCTTATTTGCCATTCGTATCACCTCACCATATGTTCGTCTGCCGCGCCGTTTGTGTCGTTCTCTTTGCCGCTGTGTTTTTCTTTTTCTGCGTTTGCGGCGCTTCCTCTCCCCTCATTGCTGCTTTGATGTGCGCCCAATCCGGCGTACATGAGAGCATGCATGCAAGATTGTATACGCGCAGATCAAGAGGTTCGTTCCGTACGCCTTTGGTTGTCTCCCATATCGTTCGCAGCGCACCATTCCGGCGCACCTGCTTTTTGTGCTCCGATATGATGCCGCGAAAGTATATCTGATCATACCCTCGATACGGCAAACGTTCATCTCCATCGAGCGGAAAGTGGAAATACGATGCTCCCGGCGCATCAATCGACAGCCGATTCATAACCTGCTGCTTTCCATCATCGACGCCAAGCAAGACAAGCGGAACGCTTGCGCCCTGTGCTTTTCCGATTTTGTAAACGAGCGGGATGCCAGGACCGCCCTTACCCTTGATTGGGATGCGCTGTTTGTGATAGTTTCGCTGGCAGTAGGCGTACACATTCCCGGTATAGTGACCACCCGAATCAATAAAACTGCGCACGATATTAAGCCCAGAGCCGTCGCGGAAGAAGTACGTGCGATCAAGCACCTCATCGAGCATCTCCCACGTCCGCCATTGGTCCGGCGTTCCTGGAATTACACCGTAGAGAATTCCCCAACTCTCCTCCGCCTCGCCCCATCCGCATATCTCGTATTCAAGGCGGTTATCCTGCACGTCAACGGCTGCGGTCAGCATCAGTACACCATTCGGCAGTTCTGCCCCATACTGCTCACGTCGCTGAAGAAATACGGTGCCGTCGTCAAATGCTCCACGCTCTTGATACGGTTCCCCGAATCTCGTATTCACAATGACCTGCTCGCGTGTAGGGTCTCCAAGCGCTTCATGCCATTCTCGCATGATTTCAGACCATGTCATCCACGGCGATGAGAACGCATTGACGAAAAACGATCGAATTCCGTTCTTGACGGCAACAGGATTCTGCGCAACATACTTCTGCGGTGCTGCTTTCATCGTTTTTTCGTCAAAGGAGAATCCGCAGTCAGTGCACCGCCATTTCACATCTTCGATGATGACAATCTTCCGCCCTTGCACATCCTTATGTTCGGTGTGCTTTGCGTGGATGTTCGTGTAGCGGATCGTGTGATACTCTTTACAGTTTGGGCACTCATGCTGCCATTCCTCCTGCGTTCCTGCCTGATACTCCGCCGCAATGCGGCTGCTCCCCTCAATGGTCGGGGTTGAGAACAGGCCCATCACTCTGTTCCAGAATGTGGTCATGCGCTTTGATGCCAGATCAACAGGATCTCCTTCTGTGCCGGCGGATTCTGGAAAGCGGTCCACCTCATCGGCAAGCAGTATCCGAATCGGGCGCGATGCAAGCCCCGCCGGACTGTTTGCCCCGCACATGATGAGACGTCCTCCCGGAAATATCTTCGAGAGTATCGTATTGTTTCCGTCGCGTGTTTTTGGTGCGTTTTGCTGCGCTCCGTCCTTCACGTCATAAAAAATACGTGACAGCGCCTTTGTGTCACGTATCATCGGAGAGATGCGGGTCTTGGAGTAGTCCTGCGCCATCTCAATGGTCGGCTGTATCATCATGATTGCACACGGGTCTAGATGCGCAAAGCGCCCGATCACATTATTCATGATGTCCGACTTGCCGACCTGACTGGAGCTCATGACCACGACACGCCGAATGCCCGGCTGTGTAAATGCGTTCATGATTTCCTCTTGGTACGGTGCGCGGCTTGTTTTCCACCGCCCAGGCTCTGCGGACGTGTTTGAGAGGATGCGGTAATCATCCGCCCATGTGCTGACCGTCGTTTTTGGCAGTGAAGTGAGCCCCTTTTGTGACACGATGCGCCAGAGGTCAATCGCCGTTTTCATCATCCACCTCCGCCGCTATATCCTGCATGAACAGGCTCGGTTCATATTCGCTCAGTTCAGATAGCTTCTCCTCGATCTCAGCAATAAGTGTCTGGTAGATGTCATCTTTCGAACGCCCTTCCATCACCGGCGCAAGTTTTGCCGGAAGGCCGAGCAGCTGGGCCCGCAGATTGGATAGCATCTCAATCATGACCATCTCGACGGTACGCGCATCGTAGACGCTCGCCTCGTTCTGTGCAAGACGCAGTTCGCTGAGTTCACGCTTGACGCGCTCATGTTTCGCCTTCTCGGAGATATAGTCTGGGTCATCGTCATTTGTCCCGCCGTTTCCGTTTTTCAGCGCATCATAGTTGCGGATGCTCTGGACGAGGTACACCCCGCCGCGTGCGTCTTTGTCATCTCGCAGGACAACGCCCTCCTGGATAAGCTGATTGACACGCCCTGCCGTCACACCAATTGCGCGGGCAAAGTTGGTCTGCGACACGGTTATCTTTTTCGGGTCAGCCGTCACTTTCAACGAGGTCACCTCCTTTCTCGCTAAAAATTTTTCACCGCTCGTTTCACAGGTGTATTTAACGTAGTCGGTTTTGATTTGCATGCAAAAAAGTTTACTTAGCTATGATTTTTTGTTATATCTAGACGGTTTTTGGGCATTCGAAAGAACGCGCACGCGTTCAACTCTCTAGAAGGACCCGTTGCACTCCATAGAAAAAGGGCACCGCTCATGCTGTGCCCTCGCTGTTTTCTCAGCTTATATAATAGCACAGGTGAGTTTGTCTTTTTTTATCCATTTTGGATTTTTGGGAATTTTTTTAGCGCTGCTCCGTGCAATTTGTGCACATAGTAGTAGTCATATCCCATGGTGACCGCGACCTGCTCCCACGATTGCCCGCCGATATATCGCAATGTCAGAACCTCTCGATAGCGCCCGTCTTGCATGGTATCAATCTGCCGCTTTGCATCCTCGCGCAGCTTGATCAGTTTATCCCATTGCGCATTTAGCCGGCCGGCATACACCTCAATCGATGCAATCGCATCTGATAGGTCCCCGATTTTATTCCCGCTGACCTTATCTGCATCATACTGAATCGATCTCAGCTGCAGGATGTCTGCGCGCGCCTGCGCATATTCCTGCTCAAGGCGCTTCAGTTCCCTCTCCGCATCGCGTACCCGCCATAGATATTCTTTTGCTGTCACTGCTTTATGTCTCCTTCCCGCGTTCCCCTCTGGTTTGTGTTTTCTGCTCCACCTGTTCGAAATACGCAATAGTGAGCGGATAGCCCTCCGCCGTGTATGTGCTGTATGATAGCTCCTTGATGATGCAGTATCCTTTCGGCGGCTGTATCTCCGGCTTGTACGCCTCCGATTTTGTGACGGTCTCCGTTTTTGGTTCGGTGCGGATAAGGTTTTTGCTCGTCTGCAATCGTCCCGCATGTTCCGCTATTTTCTCTTTTGTGTAGTAATCCGCGAGCCGTTCCGCATCCGTGACATGCCCGCCATAGAGTTTGACTGCCACGTTTCCATGCGGCCACGCCTTTTTTATTTTCTCGAGTTCTTCGCCGCTGAGTGCAGGCAAGATTATATGACCATGTGGCCGTCCTGCTCCTGTTAAATTTTCAAGCACGGAAATATATTTCATCGGCGTGCTTTTCTTCCTGTAAATCGAGCGCACCTTCCGCTTGAATTTTTCAAAATCCTTCTGCACATTCTCTGCTTCTGGGTGTTCTCTATATGTACAGGTCAGGTACCAATCTCCGGCAGCAAAGTTATCCATGAGGAGCCTTGATAGTTTTTCAGCACGCAGGCGACGATTAACCGCTGCTTGTGTTTCCCTTGTGACATTTTGTCTTTTCGCTCTTTTCTCTCTGATTTCTGGTCTTAGCGGTAACGCACGGAAGGAGTAATATTTCTTCTCAATTCGAAAACGTCCGTCTTGAGATTCCCATCTAGATCTCTTGTATGCCATTTCTTCCTCCGCCATCTTTCTGCATGCATAAATATGTCGGTATATTAATTCCTTTATCGAGAGGGAAAAGGGTCCGCGCCCCCCCCTCGATGAAAAAACATTTATATATTATAGAAGGAACTTGTTTATATGCGCAGCAATCCTCGCCTCATTGCGCTATATTTCCCATAGCTGATGCCGGCAGCCTGTGCCGCTGTAATTTTTTCATCCAATGTCTGCTTTCCCTGTGTACGCATCTGCTCTGTCTTTGTTTTTGTTCTTTTCTTTGCGGCTTCCCTCTTTTTCCTATTTGCTTCTTGTAGGATGTTGTTGCATTCTTTGCAGTAACTGTGCTTATATTCCCCGATGATTTCATGCCCGCAGTGCGCGCAAATTCTTTTCCCATCATTGCGGCATTCTTGGCAGCATTTCGCATTTCTCGTCGCTTCGAACGTTCTGCCGCATGCAATGCATATCTTTTTCATGTGCTCACACCCCTGCCACAAATTTATTGACAAAGTACACTTGTCCTTTGCCTGTCACTTTCGGTGTCTTACTGATGGATGTATGCCCATCTGCATGTGAAACGGCTGTTTCTTTTATTGTGAACAGTCCCATCTCCATTGCTTTCTGTGTCGGCATGTTGTAATCCGTTCCTCGTCGCCCAATGAGATAACCGTTCTCCCGCATCCACTGAAAAAGCCGATTCTGTCCCATATTAACGCCGTTTTGTTTGATGATCTTGGCAAGCTCGCCGATGAGGATGGTCGTATGGCTTGTACTCACGGAATCTGCGAACAGAACTTTCGGACGGTCACGCTCGATCTGCTTCTGCGCGTCCGTAAGAAGTGCCTTTGTGTCGCTCAGAATCCGCTCGGAGAATCGCAGGGCACGCGCCATGACCCGCTCGGGCGTGTTCCATTCCTCCTCCACGCGGATGAAGTACAGACGCACCTCCTTGCCTTTGTCGGTGCGCTGGAGCATTGCCAGTTCCTTTGCCATGGAGAGCGTCATGAGATGGTCGATAAGTTCGCGCTTTACCTCACGCCCTCCCTCGTTTTGAACTTGGACATTTTTGTCCAAGTTGAAATCTACGTTTTCCGTAAAGCCGTATTCCGTCATACGGTCAAACCATTTCGTGTAGGGTGTCTGCACCTCCAAGAACATGTGAAGCTGCCGCCCGCTGATCCGTACTTCCCCGTTCTCGTTATCGAAAATCAGTGCGATTGCGTTTGTCATTTCTTCTCCTCCTTCACCCGTACAAACTCCTCAATGCAGAATCCCGTCAAAGAGACTGCCGAGGGTCATTGATCTTTTGCCCTCCTGTTCCATATTTTCACTGCGTCATTGACATCAAGAAAACTCCGCGTTGTGATACCACACTCAAGGCAACGAACGGCAAAGCGGTTCTGTCCCATTATGTAGTGTCTGCACACTCTGTTGCTCCCGCAAAAGGGGCAAGGTTTCAATCCTGTTTTGCGTATAGCATCCGGTCTTTCGGAAAATAATAACCTTCGTTTCACTATCACCGCACCTCCCGAAAGATAATATCCGTCTCCCTCATCATGTGCAGGAACAGCTTCTTGCGCAGCTGATAGTCCCGCGTCCGCACGCCCTTGACCTCAATCACCTCATTGCGCCCGTCGGCATACGTCACGAAGAAATCCGCTGTGTAGGTAATCGGCTTCTGATTCTTCCCCGTGTTGTCCTTGAACCCCGCAAGGAGCGTGTAGGACGGCTGCAAGCCAATGCGGATAATCTCGCCGTGCTGTTTTCGTGAGAGCAGGTCAAGATAGATCTCCGCTTCACGTTTGCTGTCAAACACATGCCCGCACATAACCGTCTTGCGGGCGTTGTACTTGTTCGGCTTCTTGCGCTGTGTACGCAAGATACGCATCACATTCCCGATTGCTTCCCGCGCCGTCGGGTCGGGTTTCTTGCAAGGCGTGTACTCGTCCATGTCGCCGCCTCCTTACTCAATCCATGGCCTCATCCCATGTCGCGACAACCACCATATAGCCTTGTCCTTATGGGGTTGTTTGATGTATGGCGATGTACTGCCAAGCAACGCTTTACAGGCACCTGCCATGAGTACGTTTTTGTCTTTTGGAAAAGCAATACCATATTTCCGCGCATATTTTTTCAACTTTTTCGCTTGTCCGTATACCACAAGGGATATTAGCGCCATATCCCGCTCTTTGATAAAAGCATTCATGTCCATCAGACGTACCCGCGTTTCTTGTTCTTCTCGTTCACGCGCCACTGCACCACACCACGAGCCTTCTCATCGTAGCCGAGTGCATCAAGCCACGAGACGCAGACCGTGATAACGTCCGTAAGTTCTTCGGCAAGATTGGTTTCTACCGCCTCAATCGCAGCCTCATCCTCCTCGCCGCACCGTGCGCAGTGCAAACAAAAAAGTTTTATTGCCTCCTGCGCCACCTCATGCGTCTCCTCGTACAACTTCGCCACCCACTCTGTTGTTGCCGCATCGCGGTACTTCGTGCACGGCTGCGGATTTGTCATGTCAATCTCTGCCATCTCAGCACGCTCCTTTAAAATGGAATGTCATCGTCCGATACAATATGACCTGGAATTTCTCTGCCATCATCATCCATGCTCCCGGTGTATCCTTTCGGCTTTTCCCCGAACTCTACTTCACGCGCGATGATCTCGATTGCAGACCTTTTCATGCCATCTTTCTCATAGCTGTGCTGCGCAATCTTCCCGGCAATCGTCACCTTCTGTCCCTTGACGAGACTGCGGCTGCATACCTCGCCGAATTTATCCCAGACCGTGACTGGTAGGAAATACGTTTGCTTTTTCTCTCCATATCCGTCATCTACGGCTATATTCAGGCGGCAGACGCAGGTCCCCGCTTTCGTATACCGCACTTCCGGCTCTTTTGTAAGCCGTCCCGATCCTGACCATATATTCATTTGTTCCCTCCATATTCTTGAGGTCTTGGCAAAAAGCAAAGCTCTCCACGCTCTGTGCATCCGCGGATATGCATTCCCCGCTCCTCTGCAATCCCAAGTTCCGTTTTGCAGCCCTTGCTCTCAAGGTAGTTCCCCGTCATGATGATCCCATCACATGCAAGCAACACCTCTATGCAGCAGTCCATTACCTGCTCATATGGCAGGTCCTTCAGCGGTTGGAACATAGCAAGCGGATTGATAAAAAGCATATCCGGATACAGTTCTTGAAGCTTCCGGTGTATCTCCGCCGCATCCTCCCTGTTCTGCTCCTCGTTTCCCGTATAGGGATGCGAGATATAATACCAATTGTTCATGATGCCGCCTCCTCTTCTCCGTCCTCGAGAAAGTCAAACAGTGTTGGCGCGCTGCGCCTTGCATCTTCCGCTTTGAGATAACCAACACCATCACGGAAATAATCTGCATTGAGTTCCGTCGCCATGCCACGCCGCCCCAGTTTCAACGCGTAGAGCGGGACGGTCATCAGTCCTCCGAACGGGTCAAATATGAGATCACCCTTGTTGCTGTACCGCTCGATCAGGCGATCGACAATATCAAATTGCAGTGGGCATACATGGAGCTGTTTGCCCTTCTGCGCCTGCAGTGTGTTCATCGTCCGCATCCGGTTGATATCGTCCCACACATCATCAGACCAACTGCCGGGCGCGACGACCATAAATGTCGCGGGCAGTTTCTTGTCCTTGTCGAGGCTCTCCGCCATCGCGACGTGCTCCTCGTAGTTATAGACGCTCTCACGGCTATACTTCCGATATACGCGCTGGAGGTCACTCACAGGGAAGCTCATTACCTCCTCTTTCGTGAGCGAGCGGTCTCCGCTGCTGCGCCAATATCCATGCGCATCGATCTGCCACCGTCCACGGGTATACTCCTCTTTTGTCTTTGTGACAGGTGTATCTGCATAGGCCTTTGATGTATCGGACGGCAGTTTTCGGAATAGCAGGATGTACTCAGGACATCCGACGCCCATCTTGCTGCCGTCTTTGCACTGTTCCGTCCAGCCGAGGCGATAGGTCTGATTGTTCTCGCGCACAACGTCCGTCACCACGGTAATCATGCCGAAATACTGAAACCCATGCCGCATATAGTGCTCAATGCAGAGCGCATGGAACGGCTCGATGGTCGGCATCCCCGTCCCCGTCGCATTTCCAAAGAGCACGCGATCTTTGACGTGACAAGCGAACACGCGCCCCGGCTTTAGGATGCGCAGGAGCTCGGGGCTCAGATAGTCCATCTGCTCGAAGAATCGCGTCGTGTCCTCGTTATGCCCGAAATCGTTATAGCTTGCCGTGTACTCATAGTGATTGGAGAAGGGGATAGAGGTCACAATCTCATCAACGGAATCATCCGCCATCCGCTTTGTCTCCTCGATGCAGTCATTATGGATTGCCGTCCATCCGTCGCCTTTTACTTCCACGCGATCAACTCCTATGCTTCGTCCCATCTCAGCCGCCGCCTGTGCGCCGCCAAGCCCATATTCTTTGATGATCTCCGCCATCTTTTGCGTCAGGTGATTGTACTGCGTCCACTTGTGCTGCAAGACCTTGAGTATTTCCTGCTCGCTGTCCATGTAGATGATGTCCACGATGACCTTATGCGGCTGCAGGAATCTGTGACAGCGATGAATCGCCTGTATAAAATCGTTGAACTCGTAGTCAATCCCAAGGAAGATCATCCTGTGACAATGCCGCTGAAAGTTGCAGCCGCTCCCTGACAGCTCCTTTTTCGTCGCAAGGATGCGGAATTTGCCGTCAGAGAAGTCGATCGTGTTCCGCTCACGCACGTCCATATCCTGTGACCCATAGATTTCCCGCGCTTCCGGCAGTGCCTTTTTGATTGCCTTCCGCTCATCCTCGAGGTCGTGCCAGATGATAAAATGATCGTCCGGCGCAGCGTCGACAATCTCCTTTGCCTTTGTCATGCGTGCGGCGATACTGTCCCGCTTTTCCCGCGCCGCCTCAGATAGCCCCTGCGCCGCATCGTGAAACATCTTGATCTGCCCGTCCTTCTCTTCGCTTATTTCGGGCGGCCGTCCAAGCTTGTGATAGCGCACTTCGAGTTCGGGCAAGTCGTAGCCCGTATCGTCATATCCGATGTTCGACGGTTTTTGAATAAAGAGTGCCCAGGTCGATAGCCAGAGCCAGAACTCTTTTTCCTTGTGCGGGTAGAGCGTCAGATTGTTCGCCTTCGTACTGTCACGCTTGAAAAACCGTGTGAGTGCTTGCCCCGTGTCCATGATCTCAAGATAGCCCGCATAGTGGATGAGTTCCTTGTACTTGTTCGGCGATGGTGTCGCCGTGGATACAAGCTTGTACGGCACACCGCGAAACTTGCCGAGGAACGTCTGATAGGTCTTGCTCCCGAACGAGCGCAGGACAGCTGCCTCATCAAGGCTCGTGCCCGCGAATGCGTCGGGGCGGATGTCGCCGTCACGTACGCGCTCATAGTTCGTGATCATGAGCCAACCGGGCGCATCCGTTACCTCCTCCATGTTGCGGACGTAGACAGGCGCATCCATGTGGAGGAGTGTCACAGCGTCACGCATGAACTCCTGTTTGACACCCAGCGGGCACACAATGAGCATCTTGCCGCCCTTGTGTTCGTGGATGAGACGGCACCATTCGAGCTGCATAACGGTCTTTCCGAGGCCGAATGCTGCGAAGATTGCCCTGCGCCCGCCCTGCACTGCCCACATGACCGCGTCGCGCTGGTGCGGCTTAAGTACAGGACTTATCTCCCCCGGATCAATGGCAATGCCCGTCTTTTTGGCAATGACCATTTTGGAGGCAAGGAAGTCTTGATATGTACTCTTCATATATCTTCCTCCTCTTGCACATACTGTTCGATCGGTGCCTTCTTTTCCGGAATCGGTGCCAGTTTTACAAATCCTAACATTTCGATCAACCGCACGATTCCCTCATGCATTGCGATTGCATTTTCTTTGCTCCGCAGCGTGATTCCGATGTCCTCCTCTCCCTCCGGCGATGTCGCTGTAATGTATGTCCTCCATGATATTTCAACGATGGAATCCCGCTGATATGTTTCGATTTTGATTTTGATGCCATCTTTTGGTTGGAAGGCGGTTCGCTCGATTTGTCGCGTTCCAAAATCCATCATTTTATGCTCCATTCGTGTATCCTTTCCGCAGTATCTTAAATTCTTTCAGTCCGATCATACGGATGATGTCTGCCGCCATGTCGTGCATTTTGTATGCGTCTTTGCGCGTCTGCGATGGAATCACAATGCCGCCCGCACTGTCATTGCAGTCTCCTGCGATTACAGTCTCCCAGAATACTTCGTTCGGTGTCTCCTGTTCATAGGTCGCCACCATTACGCGGATGTTGTCTTTCGGCATGAATACGGTGCGGCGCAGGCGTCGCCCGCCCGCCATCTGTTTTCCTTGATTCATTGTGGCGTTCCTCTCTTTATTGTGGTATACTGATGTTGCATGTTGTCCACATGTTCTTTAGCGCTCGGAGGGTTGCACCTCTCTGAGTGCTTTTTCTTTGCACAGATATATCTCATTCCTGCGTCTCCTTGTTCAGTTTCTGTGCAAGCGCCATAGCTTCGCGCTCATCGTGCAGCAGTCCACCCGCATATTCACGATTCCCGCTGTGGTCTACGCGCGTCATGTCCTTGATGCGATAGACCTGGTACACCTTCTTACCGCCGAGATACATGCTTGAGATTTTCCACTCACCCTTCACTGCGTATCTCCTTTCACCCAATAGGTCAAGACCAACTGATCCCCTGGCTGGATTAGCCCCTTTCGCTCTACGAGCCAGGGGTTATTTTCGTAGATGCCTTCTTTGTATTCCAAGATGTACCGCCTTGTCGCGGTATTCTTCTGGAGGTACATTTCCGAGATCCCCCAAAGCGTATCGCCATTCTGGACGACGTAGACTTCCTCGACGAGGACGGCGTTCTTGCCGTCCTCCCATGGATTGACCGCGCCAGAGCAGAGGATCGCCGCTCCTGCGATGCAGCATCCGGCAATGACCTTCCTCGCATCCATCATGCAACTGCCTCCTTTCTCTCGATCGGGACTGGATTCCGAGGATCCTCCAGATCCATCCCGTCCATTGCGGCCATCCAGCGCTCAAGCTCACGCCTACGCACCTTCATGCCGTTCAGCTTGATGCCTCGGATAATCCCGGACTGCACCAGCATATTTGCATAGTTCTTACCAACGCCGAGTACTGCGGCAACCTCGACCACCGTCAGGAGTTCGTCTGGTGTTTGACATTCCCGCACAACAGCGACCGATCTGCTTGCGCGCTCGATCGCACTGGCGATGATGGACTCCATTGCTGCGTTATCCATCATTGCACCTCCGTTCTATCTGTTTAGCCTCACATCATCCTTTACCGTCCGGCGAATTATTGCTGTGGCATCCCTCCTCTCACCGCAGGGCATCAACAGAGGAAATCATTTTCGCCCACTTGTGGTCGAAAGCGAAATTCCTCGAGATAGGCATTCACTCGCGCCCACCTGATGCTCTCATATGTCTTACCATCTTTGACTTCCGTCTTTACGAATCCCCATCCGCGCGCAACGTCCTCGGCGTTCAGCCAAGCATGGCCGATCGTCATGATATTTGCCATTCGTTATCTCCTTTCGGTGGGCACTCCGCGAAGAACAACCGGCTTGATTGCAGTCATGTCGATGCCGTATGCCTGTTCCGCAAGGCATATCGCCTTGGTAAGCGCAGTAGGGGCATCGATTCCTGAGTGTGTTGAGCGGATGAAAGACAGGAAACTCGCGCTGATCGCCGCCATCAGTGGAAGCATTGCTGCTATTGCTAGCGTAGCATCCCTCCTACGTTGATTGCCGTACACACAATAGCGATAGATATGAATAAGATGTTGAGTATGAGCATGATTCCCTGATTTTCAAGCGTCCAATCATCAAGTCGCTCAATCATTTTCTTTATCCTGCTAGACGTGATTTTCACCTTCCTCCGTCTCAATCCACAGCCCGCTCATGCGGGCTGTTTTTCTTTGCCGTCATCGGCGGCGGTATCATCCGCCACTTTTGCGCTGTGTCCGACCTCAAGCCCGCGCATGAACGAAAACGCCGCCGCACGCAGGATTTTCTCCCCTCCTTGCCCGCCATCACAGGCGTTTTCTCTCACTCCTCACCGTGCTATAATGAGTACGGAAAGGAGCTGATTCACATGATCCCTGTGAACGAATTAACCGACCTCGACTATGAAATCCTTGAAAAACTCGCCCTTGCACCAATGACGGAAACTGCACTCACTGATTCATTCCCAAAACAATCCGCTGTGAAACATCGCATCCATCTCCTTATGGATTATGATTACGATGATTCCATGGTTGCTTTTGGAGGAGTTCTTTTCCCAAAATCAGATACATACTATATTCAGTATTCCCCAACAAACGCAGATCTTCTTGAATTATCCTCTCACGGTCTGAAAGCTTGGGAAGATTGGAAATGGCAGAAAAAGCATGACCGTCAAAAGGTACTAGAAGATCGTGCGTTGAAAATTATCCCTATCGTCATTTCTATCAGCGCCCTCATTGTGGCGACCATATCGCTATTACAAGCGTTGCACTGGATAGACCTAGCGCGATAAGCGACATAATCAATGCCAATGCGTCCTCTGGATGGGCGCGATAATAGCGATACCCTCTTGTCAATATACCCAATCTCCTCACCTCCCTCGCCCTATGCGGGCTGTTTTTCTTTGCCGCCATCGGCGGCGTATAAATTTGTTGCTCTCCTCCTCGCCGTGCTATAATGAGTACGGAAAGGAGGCGATCTTGATGATGTCCAAAGAACAGATGGATGATTTCGCCCAAAATTTCTATTGGGCGTACAGGCAAGCCCAAGAAGATAACACGCACGCGCTCTTCAAGCCGGAGGTTATTCTTCACAACAGCCTCGGCATCTTGGCAATTCACATTCTCGAAAGCCGCCAAGACTTGAGCAAAATGGACACCTACGCAATTCTCAAGGCTTATGTGGAAGTTTTGAGAGAAGTTGAAGATGTCTACGATGCCCGTCGTGACTCCTTGGAAAGCCTTTGTAATTGAATCCGATTGTTCGCTTTAATTACAAAGTCTCTTTGGCAATCTCGCTGATGCTAAGGGCTTCAACGAGATTGCCGCTTTTTTTCCTGTAACGATATGACAGATCGTCCAGAACCCGCCGTGCTTCTCCATAGGTGCATCCACTCTCTATAAGCGTTGCTTCCACTTTTTTTGCCAAGGCGCCTCTGCGCTCTTGCAGCTCCTGAACTTCCTTTTTCCAATCCTCCATCCCCTCACCTCCTCTCTATTGCGCGGATGCCGCGTGCCTCCGCGTCGTTGTTGTCCACCTCTCAGTGTGTTATAATATATTTACAATCTAGCATTCATTACACGGAAAGGACGATTCAAATGGATCCTGTTGTCACATCTGCACTCGTATCAATTGGTACTACTTGGCTAACCAGCGGTGCCAAAGCACCCGCACATACGCTAAACCTCCTATGGCAAGTAACATTAGGTCGATGGGATCCTCTACTGGAAAAGATAGTTAGAGAGAACGTAGAGAAGTATGCCAAGGACATCGACAACGAACTGAGCAAAATCCCACCAGAGAACATCAATCCTGAGCCAGACATCAGCCTCATTGGTCCCGCCTTGGAGGCCTCGAAGTACTACGTAGCAAAAGAGAAAGCCCGGCAGATGTTCGCCAAACTGATTGCTGCTGAGATGGACGTCACCAAGTCCGATCAGGTTCATCACGCGTTTGTCGAGATCATCAAGCAGATGAATCCGCTAGATGCTCGGGTTTTATCGTCCTTTGAGAACCCAACAACCTTGCTCTATTGCCGTTTTCGGGACAAAGAAGACCCAAAAGCCGATCAAATCATCTCCGACATATACATCTCTGATGACTTCCCCGCATATGACCGCAACGTCTCTCTCGCAATAGGAAACCTGTCACGTCTCGGGCTAATCGACATCCCAACGCGCAATCTCGGCAACGTATCCATCGGAGGACAGAACGCCGCTCTGATTGCGCGTTTCAAGGAAACACAGCTTTACAAAGTGATGGAGAGGGATTTCCGCTCCTACGCCGCAGTCTGGGAAGAAATCCAGACCACATCCTTCACCGCATACTTAACCGCGCTCGGGCTTACCTTTCGCCGCGTTTGCTTGTAACTCGTGATGTAACCCACGAAAATGCGGATCTGTTAGCAGATTCATCCAGACGAACCGCCCCAACTGCAGGGCTATATACCCTGCTGCGGTGACATTGATAAGCGTAGACACCAAGAACATCAGGACGAGAAATACATAATGCTCCATATCCATGACCTCACCTCCTCTCTGTTGCGCGGATGCCGCGTGCCTCTGCACTCTGGTTTGTCTACTATATTAGACATCTGGCGCAAAAATATCACCAACCTTGCACCCCAAAGCCTCTGCAAGTTTCGCAAGTGTAGCTGTCGTGGTATTAACAACCTCACCGCGCTCAAGATCAGATATAGTCTGCCTCGATACCCCAGAGGCTTTGCTGAGTTCATCCTGTGAAATATTTTTTGCAAGGCGGACTTCTTTGACTTTAAACCCCATACTCTCCCTCCTTTCATTCCATTCTTCGTCTAGTATAATAGACGATTATATTTTTGTCAACTATATTTGACAACTTTCTTTTTGTAATGTAAAATATAATTGACATTGAATTGAGGTGCGTACTTATGAAGATTGGTGAGTGGCTAAAGTTATATAGAGAGCAGCATAACTTGTCCATGCAGGCTTTGGCAGACTTATGCGGCTTTAGCAAGGCGTATATCAATGTTCTTGAGAAAGGCATAAACCCCAAAACAGGTAAACCCATCTCTCCCACGATGCAGACCTTCGAGAAGATCGCTCGCGGGACGAAAACCGATGTGGACACTCTTTTGAAAATATTGGACGGCGATCAACCGATAACGCTGAACGCCCCCGCATCCGACGATCTGCCCGCGCTTACGCAACGCGATGAACGGCAGATTGCAAAAGACCTCGAGGATATGCTGCACTCGCTCAAGGGTTCTGCTGCGATGGGTGAACTCGAGGACGAGGAGGATATGGAACTGCTGAAAGCCTCACTCCTACAGGCAATGACCCTCTCGAAGCGTATCGCAAAGAAGAAATTCACGCCGAAGAAGTACCAAAAATAACCTTCCGTGAGCAGAGGGAATGATATGGATATAAGGGAAATCGTTTCAACGCTCGTTGCAAAATACAACACACGGAATCCGTTTGAGATTGCAGAATACCGAAACATCGAGATCATCCACAACGAGCTAAAGTCAGTTCTTGGCTATTATACCAAGTATCATAGAGTACAGAGCATTATCCTAAATAGCGATCTGCCGGAACACCTTGAGAGTTTTGTATGTGCACATGAACTCGGGCACGCGATCTGTCATCCCGACATCAACGTGCAGTGGCTCTGTGAGGGCACCTTTTACTCCAAGGGCAAGTTTGAACGGCAGGCAAACATATTCGCTGTCGAGCTTCTTCTCCCTGACGATCTGCTGCGAGTGTATCCGGAATGCACAGTATACCAACTCGCACGATCCGCCGGCGTGCCGGAGGAGTTTGTGGAGCTGAAGAGTGTGTAAAAACCCTCCATAAACGATAGGAAGGAATGATATTTTGGAGATACAGAGATTGATAGCAGATGCACTACAACCATTACGGGATTTTCTGAATGATTGTCTCTCCTCAAACGACACACGCGAAAACAAACGTGCTTCCCTGCTTTCGTACTGGATTAAGAACTATATTCAAATGCTGCGCCATGAACGCCCGCAATCATATCGCAGGTTTCAGCGCGGCGATGTTGTAAAAGTGGATTTTGGGTTTCGTATCGGCTCGGAGCACGGAGGTCTTCATTATGCCGTGATTCTGAACTCCAACGATTCCAGACGCGCCCCTGTTGTGACTGTAGTACCTCTCACGTCTCTAAAATCTGAAGAACAACGTAACTCCCTGCATTTTGGAGAAATTGACCTTGGCGATCAGCTCATTCAGAAGTTGCGCAGCAAACTGACACAATCACCGACACCTGCGCTGCAAAGAGAGGTTGACCGCCTTAAAATAGGCAGCATCGCTCTGACAAATCAGATTGTCACAATCAGCAAAGTACGAATCACCGATCCTGTGCGGGGAAGCTCGCCGCTTTCGGGCATCCGTCTTGATTCAGATGCGATGGAAAAGATCGACACTGTTTTGAGAGCGTTTTTGTTCACCAACAACTAGTCATTTCCGCTTGACGGATTCTCCCTGTTCGTGTATTATAATAATACACATGCTCTTCGCGGGCTCGGTCGTATGACCGCTAGGACACAGGAGAACCCAGTCAAGTTTGACTGGGTTCTTTCTTTTTCCTATAAAAAACCGCCCACCGTGCGCCAACACGATGGGCAACGGAGCTATCGCCTTTCAGAGCGATATAGAGTAGGCGGTAGATTGGCAGAGTGAGAGTCCGCCAATAGAGCTGCCGGAACCGCCGGAGGATCCGCCTGATTTTGATATTTTTGGATAGAGGTGTGATCTCTCTAAAATACAAAAAGCTGTCCTAAAAGGACAGCTATATTCGGATAAAACAGGAAAAGCAACCGTCTAGCACACTTTTTTCTCCCACGCTGCGCTGCATAGGTTCATAAAAGTGCTGCATGCCCCAGCACGATTGCTTAACGATTTCATTATATCAAAAATCTATGTGAAAGGGAATATCTATTATGAAATTAACCAGTTTTAGAGTAAAAAACTTTCGTTCCATAGATGATAGCACATGGGTTGATGTGAACGACATCACAAATATTATTGGTGTGAATGAATCTGGCAAGTCAAACATCCTATTAGCTCTTTGGAAGTTAAACCCGGCTACTGATGATGGAAAGATAAATTTGCTTGCTGATCTTCCGCGAGAAAGATATGCTGAGCTCAAGGATTCATGCCAAAAGATGGACTTTATAGAGACATATTGGGATTTATCAGAGGACGAAGGCCTTTTAGAGAAGCTAGTTGAATACGGCCCTTTCGAGGAAGAAGAATTTTACACATTACATTTTGGTAGATACTATTCCGGTCGTTACTTCTTTAATTTCCCCAACTTAAATATCCAAGAAAAACGTCCTTCAAAAAAGATACAGGCAGCGCTACATCAATTTTTGGATAGTTTCAGTAAAGATAATATTCCAGAGGAATTACCTGCCGAGCAACGAGAAGCATTGATTTCCTGTGTAAAGAAACTGTCTTCAAACATCGCCAAAACAGAAACACTAACAAAAGAAGCTGCGATAAATCTGTATAACGAACTCTCTGCATTTTCAGAAGTAAATTATGGAGATTCTTTTGATACGCTGCTTGATATTTGCGAAACGGAAAAAACCATTTTAACTAAAAAAGATATAATTTATAGTGGAGATTTTTTTTCAAAAACACTCAAGCCCGCCATTCCCCACTTCGTTTATTATTCGAACTATGGTAATCTGGACTCTGAAATCTATTTACCAACTGTAATAAGCGATATGAATAGAACCGATCTGACTGGAACCACTGCCGCCAAAGTTAGGACACTGCGTATTCTGTTTTCTTTTATCAATTTGAAACCTCAGGAAATCCTTGAGCTTGGAAAAGACATTATGCTTGATGGTTATGGAAACCCAGTATCCAACCCTAGCAATGAACAGTTAAAAGACTTCTCGGCAAAGAAAAATGAGCGAACTGTTTTATTAGACTCTGCCTCCGCAAAATTAACTGCAAAATTTCGTGACTGGTGGAAACAAGGAACCTATGATTTTTTGCTTCGTGCAGACGGATATTCTTTCAAAATCTGGGTATCAGATGAGAAGCGCCCTGCCAAAGTTGATTTAGAGTCTCGAAGCACAGGCTTGCAGTGGTTTCTAAGTTTTTACCTAACGTTTTTAGTGGAGACAGCAGAAACTCTCTCAAATACTATTCTTCTTTTAGATGAAGCAGGGCTCTCCCTGCATCCGTTGGCTCAAAAGGATCTAGTTCATTTTTTTCAAAGTTTGGCAGAAAACAATCAAATTATACATACCACTCACTCCCCCTTCTTAGTTGATACAGACAATATTGATAATGTAAAGTTAGCCTATGTCGATGATAGCGGGCACACTGTATTATCAGATGATCTAAGGGCAACACAAGATCCCAAACATTCGACATCAATATATGCGGTTCATGCCGCATTAGGGCTGAGGGTCTCAGATATATTGCTCCAAGGATGTATGCCTATCATTGTTGAAGGTGTATCTGATCAATATTATCTAAATGCGATAAAGTTATTCCTTATTAGAAATAAAAAGCTCGCCCCTCAAAAAGAGATTATTTTTATCCCTGTCGGCGGAGTAAAGTCAATTCGTCCAGTGGCAAGCTTAATGTCTCCCGGAAATGATGGCTTGCCATACATTGTTGTTGATTCAGATAAATCTGGACAAGATTACAAAAAAGCGCTCCTTAAAGAGTTATATGCGGGATCAGAAAAGAAGATCATCGAGATAAAAGATGTATCTGATCTAAACGATTCTGAAATAGAGGATATTATTCCATTCAGGTGTCTAGAACAAGGCATTACTCGATTGTTCAGGGATATAGAAGATGATTTTATCCCAGATCAAAATATGCCGCTTATTCCACAACTAGAAAGTTTTGCTCAGAAATATAACATTCAATTACCTAAAGGCTATAAGGTTCCTTTAGCTAAAGGGGCTAAGCGAAAGATTATTGATACAAATAAGACTGATGCGATCGTTTCAGTATGGGTAAACCTTTTTAAGAAATTCAAATAATATGGATATAGATCCAATGTAGAAAGGAGGCTCACGATGACATACTCACCCGAATATCTCAGTGATCTCATGGTGCGAATGGCGCATCACTCCACCGCGATCGAGGGCAACACGCTGACGCAGGGCGAGACAAAGAGCGTTCTCGTTGATGGCTATGTCCCGCGTGCAATGGATATGCGCGAGCTGAACGAGGTGCTGAACTATAAGGCGTTCATGACTTTTCTCGTCGAACAGTCGACATCTGGCACACCGCTCTCCCTCTCTCTGATCCGCGAGGTGCACGCAATCCTGTGCAAAGATGCAATTGAGAGCGTCCCGGGGCAGTTCAAGCAGCGCCCGAATATGATCATCGGCGCAGCCTTCACCCCTACGCCGCCCTACCTTGTCCCTTCTGCACTGACGGACTGGATCGACAATCTCGCTGCACAGATGGACGCCGCTGCATCCGATTCAGATAAGGTACTCGCTATCTGTCGCCAGCATATCGCATTCGAGCATATTCATCCATTCCCGGACGGCAACGGGCGTGTTGGCCGTGCTCTGATGGTGTATAGCTGCTTCCTCGATGAGATAACGCCGATTGTGATTCCCGTGGATCGACGTAAGGAGTATATCAACTATCTCAATACAGAGGATTTGCAGGGATTCGCAACATTTGCAGAGCAGCTGCAGGAAGATGAACGGAATCGTATAGAGATGTTTGTAAAATAAAAAACCGCCTAGAGTTGCCTCTGAGCGGTCGAAGGTATAAACAAACTTATTCGATTCCGTAATGCTCCATGTACTGCATAAGCAGATCAGTGATGTTGTCCCAATCATCATCTGATACTTTCCCGAGTTTCTTCAAAAAGTCAGATACGGGAATGACGATTGTCTTGCTGATCCGCGCCGTTGAGATATGATTCAAAGGGATTTCTGCCCAATCAAACACCTCAATGTCATATTCATCTCGCGGTGCTGCAGATGTAATCGGGACGGACATTACGACAGCTTTATCGCCATCAACATCAATGACCAATACAGGGCGATACTTCCCCTCTTCGGGACGATCCTCATACCGAACCCAAGCAGACCACACTTCGCGTTCTTTAATTCGCTGCTGCAATGTACCGCGCCCCTTGGTGATCGCTTTCGTGCTGATCGGCATCCCACACCGTATCATTCATCCAAGGGTCATCCTTCGGGAAGATACAATGCCCCTCCTCATCGTGCTGGCAGTTGCCATACGCCACTGCATACATCTCACGACGATTCTTTTCAATAAATTTCTGAAAATCTCGCATTGTGTCCACCTCCTCTGATTACCCCTATTATATCAGATTTATTCGGATAATGATAGATAATTATAGGGTGAATTGTCAAGTCAAGTGCAACACTTTATTGAAAAAGACTTCATAAGGAGTTCTCCATCCTAAGCATTTACGCGGACGCATGTTAAGTTCATGCACGACTCTTTGCACATCCTCCTCACGTACCTCGTCAAGTGATCGGTCTTTTGGGAAGTATTCGCGCAGGAGCCCGTTTGTATTTTCATTGGTTCCGCGCTGCCATGGCTGATGTGGTGGTGGAAAGTAGTAGGGCACATGCAGTGCCTCAGTCACTTGTCTATGTTTGGCAAACTCCTTGCCCCTGTCCGGCGTAATCGTATGTACGGGATAGACCTTCAAGGCATCAATCGTTGCGTCCCTTACTGCCTCACTCGTCTTTTTAGGCAGCTTTCGTCCAATTAAGAACCGGCTCTTTCGATCTGCTTTCGTTAGCAGACACGCGCCACCTGTCCTTCCTGCAACCGTATCACCTTCCCAGTCGCCAATGCGACCACGGTTGTTTGCGATTGCCGG